TCAATGTCCAGAAGACAATCCCTTGAAAATAAAATGTTCCGTGTAATTGTTGCATTAGGAAATCAAATGCAAACCGTAACCGTATAAAAAAATTGATTAATTATTATTTTACTTTTATAAACCTAATAGGTATATAAAAATGAATAAATACCATCTAAATATTAAACTTCATGATCAATCTCTAAGTGATTTTTATCAAGAACGAAAAAATTATCAAAATGATAGTGGATATGATCTATATTGTCCAGAAGAAATTATTGTTCCACCAAATTCTGTTGGTACATTAGATTTTAAATTAAGCTGTTCTCCTGAATTTAAAGATGAATTTAGCCATAAAATTATTTCTGGTTATTATCTTTATCCAAGATCATCAATTTCTAAAACTCCACTAATAATGGCAAATTCAATTGGTATTATTGACCATGGGTATCGTGGAAATATTATGGCAAAAGTATTTAATACAAGTAAAGATCCATATGTTGTTAAACAAGGAGAAAGATTATTTCAATTATGTATGCCGACTCTTCAACCATTTACAGTTAATTTTGTAGATCAATTAGATAGTACACTTAGAGGTAGTGGTGGATTTGGATCTACTGGTAAGTAATTAACTATCGAACGCCACGCCAGCAATTCCATTTATAATTCTTAATACATTATAACTTAATGCATAAACTCTTGCTTTTCCAGGATTAGAATATGTAATTGATTTATCAACATTTAAACCTAATGAAATATCATCTATTCTAGAAAAATTACATGATCCACTTGGTTGATAATCTTCCGGATGAATTGCAAATGAATACATACCAATTCCTTCTGTTGAAGCACCATTTGATAAATATTGATAATTTTCAAGCCATGAAAAATATTGGTATGATCTAGATGTAATTCTTTCTTTACCATTTAAAAGAAATTGAACATTTTGTACAATACTATTTCCAATCTTCTTATCAAAATTATTTGTATAATTAAATTTATCTTTTATATAAGAATTTGGTATATAACTAATTTGAGCAACAAAAAATATTGCCTTTGTTGGATGATTATATAAAATATTTATTTTATTATTATTATTAATAAGAATTTTTTCATTATCATATTGTAAATATTCATATAAATATTCATGATTTGATCTAGCAAATTTTATTCTTTCTGTATTATCTAAATAAATATAATCAACATATAAATATGTTGATCCTAAAGTAATACTACTTGAATTAAAAACACTGTTTATTTTACTTAAATAATTTATTTCATTACCAGAAGCTATAACTGAATAATTAGAATTTAAACCAACTATTTCAGTATTTATTTGAAATGGACTTGATGTTAATTTTATATAATATAATCTACTAGTATTTATATCGAATGATAAATATTTAGAATAAATATATTGATTATTTATAATTTGATAAATTATTTCACCACTCGTAAAATTTACTACACTTTCATTAGTTTGAATATAATGTGTTGGACCAAGAATTAATAAATCACTTAAATTATTAAATTCAACATTTATTTTAAGATCAGAATATTCTAAAGCAATTAAAGGTAATGCTAATCCTTTATACCTACTAAAATAAAATGGTAAAGGTATTTTTAATAAATAAGTTCCTTTTCCATTTTCATATTTTGTTAATAGTTCTATATTACCGATCATATTATTTAATCCACGTTTATTAGATCTTTGTGTTAATTCAGTCCATATATTTAACCAATCTCCATATAATTTATCTATAATTTTACCACCCAATTCAAATTCAACTGAATTTATTAAAGCATAACCAACTTTTTCAACCCAAGCAGTTATTGCAATATTTTGTAAATTTTTATCTTGATTAATAAAATTTGTATCTATTAATTTTGGTATATTTGGTAAAGTTACATATAAAATAATTTGTCCCATCAAATCAGCATTTTTTGAAATATTACATGTATATCTGCCTCCAAAATTAGGAGGATTTTGAAAAAATTGTTTTATAGCTTCTACAGAAAAATTTGTATGTCTTTTATATACCATTTTAAAATAGGTTATTGTTGGTTGATAAGTTAAATACATATCTTGTAATCCATATCCAGCAAGTTGAATTAAACCGCCTCCCATTCCTTTATCTTATATATTATTTTATTTAATATTATTTAACATAAAAATTATTTAATATCAAATCCCAATCCTCCGTAACCACTCATTACTCTAAATAAATTATAAGAAATACCTATTATTGTTACTCTAATTTCTTTACTTTGTATATTATTAAAATCAATTAATAAATTTAGATCATTTAAAAAACTAAAATTAATTGTACCAGATGGATGTTTTTGCATTGGATATAATCCAAAATTATATACATTTATACCATTAAGATAAGAATTATTAAAAAATGTATAAGGTCTAACTAAACTAGTTTCATCTGAATCAGATTTAAATCTATTATGTCCATTTACTTTTAATTCTGATTTTTTTATAATTGGTATTTGAGATGGTTTAACTGCTATTTGTAATTGAGATTGAACATCTTTACTTAGACTATCATAATTTCTTTTTAATATAGTTAATTTATCAAATCCTAAATTCGTAAATTTAATTAATAAATGTTTATCTAAAACTTCTAAAGTTGATAAATATTTATTATCTGTCTCATCTTTATCAATATATTTGTTAATATTTAAATAATAAGGTTCAGATGTATAGTTATAGTATTGTTTTAAATCAATATTTTCTTTTAATTGAGCAAACCATATAAGAGTTTTTGTGGGATTTTTAAAATTTAATTTTATCTGATTTGTATTTAAAAATGAATTTGTATTATATGTTAAACTTTGAAATTGTTCTATAATATACTCATGTTTAGATTCTGCAAATTTTTTTCTTTCATCTGCATCTAATAATATGTAATCAACCATCAAAGTCATTTTTAATTTATCTAATTGTTTGACTGTAGTATATTCTAATTTATTTAATAAGTTATTAAGTGTTTTAATTTTAAATTTTATGTTTATTTTATTATATAATAAAGCAATAATCGGTATTGCTGATGTTTGACTGTTTTTATTTCTATTAAAATAAAATGGAATATCTATATATAAACTATAATTTCCAATTGATGATTGTTTTATTATTAATTTCTTATCTTGACCAATCATTTTTGCAAATGCTTTAATCATTCCTGGTTCAATATAAAGTTCTTGTAAACAATTTATTATATAATCATCTACTCTATCAATTAATTCACCACCAATATATAATTCATAAAAATCAGAAAAATACATACCTAATTTTTCAATCCAACTCATAACAGCACCAGTTGTTATATTTGGATCACCTGGTCTTAATTTTAAAATATCTATTAAATTATTTGTATAATAATAGTTATCAATATCACCTTGAGTATTAATTAATTCTGCATTAACATTATTATATAATCTATCTCTTTCTTCAATTATATTTACTTTTTTATTATTAAAATCAATAATTTTATTTAAAACTAATACATTTGAATCACCATTTGTTTGATAATTATAATAATCATATATTCCATTTACATATTTATTATTTATTGGTATTGTTGGTAATTTATAATCACCAATTAATGATTCTGATAAAAATATTTTTTCATAATTTAATGTACCATTCATTGACATTATAAAATACCAATTTACAATTTCGTTAAAATGATATAATCTATCAATGTTATTAGATGGTAATATATTTGTTTTTTCAATTAATTTTTCTACTTTTTGATAAAATATATTTGAATTATTATTATATTCACTACCAAAATTCATTACTTGATATTTTGTATATTCTGTATCATATTTTAAAGGATTTAACATAAAATAAAAAAAATCTTTAATATTAAATGTTGTTGATTTATATTGATTTATTCTATCAATATATGATTTATAATTTAGTAAAATATCTTCATCAATTTTGATTGTATTATCTTTAATATTAAATGTATTATTATTTAATTCTAAATTATAATTAAAATTATTTTGTATTACTAGTGTCTTTATACTATCAATAAAATCACTAAAATACATATATGGTACTATATTAGCTGTATCTATATTTGATTTAATTTGATATGTAATATCATTATATAAATTATTATATTGAATATATACATCTTCATATATGTTTGCAAATGTCTCGTCAAAATAATGGTTATGTGTAATTATAATATTACTATTTGATACTTCATAATCATATAATTTTGGTAAATAATCAAACGGTAAATAATAATATTGAACATATCCTTTTTTATTAATTTTTTGTAAATTTTTCCATTTTCTTCCTAAATATTGATTAATTTTATATTTTTCATCATTAGATAATATATCATTAAATATTAATATTTCCATAATATTACCTTCAAATGATTCTACAAATGATCCTGAATATGATTTATAACCAGGAAATACAGACATTGTTATATTAGATTTAAATGGTATGTTATAATATTTATTAAAAATAGAATAACCATTTAAATATCCATTTATATATTCTCCATCAATTCTTTCCGTACAAAATATATTATTATCTTTTAATCTATA